GTCTGTTTGAGCTAACTCGGTAAATATAAAAAAGGGACCACTTGTTGTAGTGGGTGCTGTCAACATTCCTGCCTGTGTTAGAGCATGTGTAGCTGCTGTCTTTGCTGCATTGTAGTTTTCAGATGTAAATGCTGTTAGTGCTAACCATACTGCCGTGGTTATGTTTACTGAGTTACTTGCTGTTACTATATATTTAGATACTATCACGCTTGTCAGTATCGTACCAGTCAGCACGGGCATTATAGCTCCCGCTAATGATGCGCTAGCGTGTATTGAGGTCAAAGCCCCAAAGGCCAGTGCCACCCCCGCGGCCCAACTGACATGCGTTGCTGCTATGGGCACAAATAACGATGTAAGCACGGACATTATTGCTGGGTGTCCTATCTGCCAGTTTATGTTCCCTATCAGCCCTTCCAGATACATGATTACAGGATAAGACTGTTGATTATTCTTCTCGTCTAAATATTTTTTAATAAATGCTTTAAAGTATGGTACCCTTTTGCCTAAATCTATAAGGTATGCTTTTATCCTAGCCATTTTATTTTTTCCGAATGTTTTTTGTACTTTAATCCCGTTTAGATCTTTACTTCTATCTGCTTCACTAATGGGTTTGCAAAACAAATTACACGTTGTTTTAGTAGTTATGTCCCTCCCATTTAGTTGGTTCACTATGGCGGTCGAAGCTGTTAACGGTTTTCCTCTTTTTAACGTCTGGTAAGTAGATCCTGCTTTATATGGTTTAATGAAATATCTACACCTATGAATAATGTCTTGGGTCTGTACTTCTCCTGTGTTAATCAATCCTAAGTAATGGGGATCCCAATGATATATATTGTCTGCGTCTTTCTCTTTGTACCCTAGGAAAAATGTGTGACTAGCTCCTCCTAAGAATTCATTGAACTGTTTAGCGTTATATCTTTGTGTAATCATACTGCAACCATTCTTGCTTATCCACATAACTGTAGCAGCCCCTACTGCTGTTCCTACAGTTGCTGTTAACACTGCGTCGTGCATACTTAAACTTTGTTCGTTAAGTTCTTCCATGCATGGAAACTTTTCTATTACGTCTCTTATTGTTCTATGTGTCATGTTTTCATTACTGCATCTAGATATCCCATGTCCGCTTCCTCCCATCCATGTTACTATAGTATTTCTAGTTCCCAGGTCCATGTTTGCTTTCAAAGCAGATTGCGCTTGCTCTACTGTGTATCGTTTATTGTTGTACGTCTCCAATAGTTGTCCTACTGCTTGATTTTTAGATTCATACCCCCCTTCAGCAAATATCTGGGTTGCAGACATAGCGGTAACAAAGGTCTTATCGTATTCAGTGTTTGCAGGGGTCTCTAGTTGGTACCAAGTGCCTTCTGCATGTGCAACTCTAGCTAGCCTTCCAGACATTTGTATTGCAGTGCCTTTGTTGATTGCAATTCTTGTTAATTGTTTAACGCCATCATGTATTCTAGGTTTTATTGTGTATCCGTCTGAAATTCCTCTACAGCAATACTTTAAGGTCACCCCTGAACATATGGCATCCGTGGCTACCCACACTACATCTTCCCTGACCGCGTCAACTTCCTGAAGAGGTTTACCGCTATGCACTACTACTGTATTGGTGGATAATCTTTTTGCTACTCTTTCACACCCTTTTCTTGTGCTACAAAAAATTAGAGTTCCTGGTTTATCTAACTCATTGAAAAGATCTTTTGACAGTTTAATTCCATCATACAGTTCTTTGCCTTTATCGTCAGTTTTGACTTTCCTAACTGTGATTCTACTATCATAGTCTGCCATGATAGTCGCAGTTGCGCTAACGTAAACTGCTTGATTCCAATGTTTTTGTTTGGCTATTACTACATTGTGGTCTTCGGTATGCACTTCGTCTAGTATGCAGATGTCAGGTTGAATTTGTGATTGCAATAATTTCCCATATGTTCCATATACTACCTTGACAGACGAGTTAACTCCATTACTCCTGGCTACGTCTTTCATGCTTAATTCGTAGTTGATCAATCCATCTTTGTTTACATCTGTCACTACATATTGGTATACTCCTTCTATCGATCTAAGTGGGTTCATGACGTATATAGTTTTCTTTTGTTTTCTACGTTGATATTCCATGGCTAATTGGTGCACAAATTTGGTTGATTTCCCTGATCCTGTAGGTGCATCTATCACGATTTCGGTTTCTCCTGCTAAAATTTTGTCTATATGTGTTTTCCATGAGTAACTGCGATCTTTAACGTTGGTTACCAAAGGTATCAGCGTTCCTACGTTGTCGTTGTAGTAGACTCCTCTGTATACTCCCACTGGTTTCCCCGTTGTTAAATTTACTATAGGCAAACCTGACCAGCCTGAAAAATTGCAATGGTCCCATCTTGTTAGAATCTGAGTGTTGTTATGTTCACAGGCTACCACTCTTGCAAAGTACGTTTGGTTTCCTTCTTCTATGAATTTCTCTAGTAATATGTATGTTCCTAGTTCTGGGTTTGGTACGTAATACAATTTGGAGTCCTCAACTGGGTCTAGTTTATATGGCTTACCATAGCATGCTATGTCTTGGTCTTGTGAGCTTGACGTTAGCGATATAATGCAATTGTCCAGAGGATTATAAATTTTCCTACCTTTTGTAACGTGGTAACATGTATACATCCCTTCCCCATAGTTGAACCCAAATCCTGTGTCTCCTATACCTGTCAGTTTAAAGATGGCTATTCCAGTAGGATTTAGCCCTTCCTTATCTACCAATCCAAGTGTTGCTTTGATTGTGTCCATAATAGGATACTCATAGATTTTCCCTTTTACCATGTCTCCCTTAGTAAAATGAGACAAGCTAGTTATCACAGAGTTAACGTTGCCATCTAAAGGAGCGTTACTAACTTCTTCACTACAGTTTTCC